GATCCCGCTGGCTGCGCTAACCGATTGTGATCACGATTACACAGTAGAGGTCGATTTTGAGACCTTCTGCTTTATTGCTAGGGAGGCAATGCAATGACTAGGCCGACCTATGAAAGCTCAGGCGACCGCAGCGCTGAAACTGTTGCTGTTAAAAAGTTTATTGACAGCTTCGGCGGTGAAGTTGATTTCATTAAGCTGCCCATGCAATACAAAATGGACTTTGCCCTCACACGCAACGGCGTCATCACGGCATTGGTTGAGGTTAAGTGCCGTAAGAATAATAAGCACGCATATCCAACTTACATGATCTCTATGTCGAAGCTGGTTGCTGCCGCTGGTTATCGCAACATCGGCATTAACTGCATCTTGCTGGTGCAGTGGGCTGATAGCATGGGCTGGGTCCAAATGAGCAATGAGGATTGGAGCGTCAGAGTAGGCGGCAGAAAAGATCGCAACGATTGGCAAGACATTGAACCAGTCACTCACATTCCAATCAGCGAGTTTAAGGATGTAATTAAAGTGGAGGAAAAGAAATGATGACCCCAGCCGACAGACTAACCAACACGGAATACCATGCCAAAAAGGATCACATATCGTCATCTGACGTTAAGATGGTCCACAGCAAATCGCTGGCACATTGGAAGGCGAAGACATACAGCCCAAGCCCAGTGTTTGACATGGGAACCGCCGTACACGCAATGGTGCTAGAGGATGGCAAGGGTATCATCCGTGGGCCAGAAACACGCCGGGGTAAGGCTTGGACGGAAGCGCATGAAGAAGCACAGGCAAACGATCAGACCTTGCTGACCGCCGCCGACTATGACCTTGCGCGGAATATTGCCGATAGCGTGCTGTTTCATCCAGCGGGTCAACGCATGGCTGGGCCGACAACGGTCAACGAGGCCAGCTTCTTTGCCACTGACCCTGAGACTGGGCTGAAAATCAAGTGCCGCCCAGATAGCTATTGGGATGCCAAAGGTGTCCTATACGATCTCAAGACGTGTCAGGATGCTTCACCCAGAGGCGTGGCGAAGGACATGATTTCGTACAACTACGCAATACAGCAAGCCTTCTATATGCACTGCATAGAGCAGGCTGGCTATGAGGCGTCACAGTTTGTATTTGTTCACGTCGAGAAGTCTGGCGCGTTTGCAGTCTCGACAAATATCATACATGAGGAATATCTTGACTGGGCCAAGGCAGAAATGCACATGATCCTGCGCAAGATTGCAAAAGCCAACGAGGCCCAGAAGTGGGACACTGGTTGGTCAGATCAAACTAATGTGATTGATCTGCCACGATGGCTGCGCTTAGATGCAGTCGAACTTTAATAGCTTGGAGAAAAACAGATGGCTAAAACAGACTTCAAACCCGTAATGATCCGCAACGTGGAATTTAAGTACCCCCGGCTGAATGCCTGCTACCGTTACAATACTTCGGAAAAGAAGAGCGAAGAGTGCGCGCCAACAGCGTCAAACGCGGCTTACTCTATCGCTTGGGAGATGCAGGCCGATGACGCTAAAACGCTGCACGCCGAGTTGAAGGCACACTATGAGACGTGCCAGACGAAAGCGCCATTCGGTAAAATTTTCGGCATGAAGAAACTTGACAGCGGCAACTATGAGTTCCGCGCCAAACGCAACGGCACAAACAGCCAAGGCCAGCAGAATGAAAAGCCTCGCGTTATTGACGGCATGAAGCAACCGCTGGCCGACACAGCTTTCTGGGGTGGCTCAAAGGGCAGCATCAAGGTGACAGCGTATCCCGTGACCGATCCAGACGGCAACGGTGGCATTTCGCTGCTGATCGACACCGTGCAGGTTACGCACGCAGTGTACGGCGGCGGCGGCCTCGATGACTTTGACGAAGTGCCAACGACGATGGCTGGCGGCGTTGACGCATCGCTGGATGACTTTGGCCCAGCCGCAGCGGCAACAGCGTCGCCAGCGCAGGACATGGCCGACGCGCTCGACGGGGACGAAATTCCGTTTTGAGTATAAGAAAACCCCCGGCAGTTGGGACGCTGCCGGGGGTTAAAGTGAAAGCGAACCCACGATTGGATGGAGAAAGGTCCGAACATGCACAGACTAACAAAGACAAGCGACGTTGGCAAGAAAGAGCTGCTACTTGCAGCCGGTGCGCGCGACACTCGCATTAATCAAACCGGGTCAGAGTACGACGGCATCACAATCGGCAAAATAGCTAAGCTCGTCAGCGAGCCACAGGCGACCGAAAAGGCCGACGCATTATTTTTCATTCCGTCAACTTACCGCGAACACGATGGCAGAAGCCACGCGACACAGCGCGAGCATGGCGAGTATTGGATGCTGGCTATTGACGTTGACGAGGGCGACCCATCGCTCACTGAGGTCAAGTCAGCCGTTGAGCGTGTCACAGGCAACGCATCCTCACTGATTTATTCGTCATCCGGGGCAACAGAAGACAATCGCAAGTGGCGTGCGCTCATCCCGCTGTCAGAGCCGATCAGCGGTGAGGACTACGTTGACGCCCAGCTCGCACTGTTTGACCTCATGCAGCAGGAAGGCATCACTTGTGACGCAGCCCTCTCGCGCACAGGTCAGCCGATCTATCTGCCAAATGTGCCGCCAGCTCGACGTGATAACTTCGGACAGCCAGAGTTTTATCATGGCCTGCGCAATCGCGGTGAGGGTCTGCTGATCCCAACCGAAAGCAAAATCTGGGCAAACTTGATTTTTAGGCGGAAGAATGAAGCCATCGCAGCTGAACGTGCCGCCGCCGAGCGTCAAGTTCGTGCGCAAAATCGTGCGCAACAGCGAAAAGATTTCGATGACGTTGATCCAGTTGCCGAGTTCAACCGTAATAATACAATAGCCGACATGATGCTGCGCCACGGTTACGAGAAACTGGGCCGATCAGACAGCTACCGCTCCCCAATGCAGACATCTGGCTCACACGCCACTAAAGATTTCGGCACGCATTGGGTCAGCCTGTCAGGCTCAGACCGGGCGGCTGGCATTGGCCAGACCAGCGCAGAGTTTTGCTGGGGTGATGCCTTCGATCTTTACTGTTACTTTGAACATGACAACGACATGCGAGCCGCCGTGCGAACTTACGCGGCCGAGCTGCGTCCCAGCAAGTTTGATGAGGTCAACCAACAGTTACCTGAGCCAGATGACGGGCTGGATGACTTTGACACCATACCCGACCCCGAGATTGAGCCTGAGAGCCAACCTGAGCCTGTACAGAGGCTTGAATGGCCAACTCCGGTCGGAACTATTGATGAGGCAAGTTTACCTCGCAGGCGGTGGATTTACGGGCATCACCACATTCGCGGCTTTGTCAGCGTCACGGCGTCAGCTGGTGGCATCGGCAAAACCTCGCTCACAATGGTTGAGGCGCTGGCTGTGGTCACTGGTCGGCCACTGCTGGGCGAGAAGGTACATGAGCCAACAAATGTTTGGATCGTCAACCTAGAAGATGACATGGCCGAGATGCAAATCAGACTGGCCGCCGCCATGAAGCAACATAACGTCACGCACCCGGAGATAGCTGGCAAACTATTCATGGATGCGGAGGACACAATCGGCATCACGCTGGCTGCGGAAACCAGAGACGGCATTGAGACCAATGACGCCTTCCTGAGCCACATGCGAGACAAGATAAAAGCCAACGACATCGGCCTTGTGATAATTGATCCATTCATCTCAACGCACGAAGTCAACGAAAACTCAAACATGAGTGTGCAGAAGGTGGTCGCAATGCTGCGCCAGCTGGCCAGAGAGGCTGGCTGTGCCGTGCATGTGGTTCACCATGTGCGCAAGGGCAACGGAGAGGATGCCGATATTGACTCAATACGCGGCGCAGGTTCATTAATCGGGGCGTGTAGAGCAGCTAGAGTTATCAACAAAGTTAAGTTTGAGGACGCCGTGGCGCTCGGTGTGCCAGAGGCCAGCGCGACAGGTGTCTTCCGGGTAGATGACGGGAAGGCCAATCTCAGCGCACCTCTGCCAGCGGATAAGGCAATCTACCGCCGCATGGTCAGCACAAAGCTCGACAACGGAGAATACGTTGGCGTGGCCGTTGAGTTCAAGCTGCCCGATCAGTGGGCGGGCATGACGACCCGTGTGGTCAACAATATGCTTGATCTGATCGACAAAGGCCCAGAGGACGGCGAGAAGTATTCTATCAGGCCGCAGGACAAGCAACGCTGGGTTGGCTCGGTCATCACAGGTTACAGGTTCTCAGACATAGACCACACAAAGACAGCAGGGCAGGCAAAGGCAATCCTGCGCCAGTGGAATGACGAAGGTCTGCTGGAGGAAATTGTCTATCACAGCCCAAGCCAGCGCAGGGAGCGCAAGGGCGTCGTATCGACGGGCAGAGTAGGGGAGATGAACTGATGGAAGTGAAAAGCACACGACGTGAGTGGACGGGAGATTGGAGCGATTGCTTCTACCGAGATGACGATTACGAGCAATATGACAACGTGCAGATGTTCGCAAACATAGCCGACCATTTGTACGACCTATGTGGAGGCGAAACGCCGCTGTATTGGCCAAACTACGAGAAAGCGCCGTGGCACCTGCAATGCGCAATCACAGTAAACGGCAGGCCAACGGAGATGAACTTCTGGCCACACAAGGCAAAGGCACAGATCAGCTATCAAAAGGTGACTGAGGGATGGATGGAAATCCATATGCTGATAAACTCAGTGTTCTTCGCCAACGACGATCAAGATGAGGATGATTTTGATGTTATCGAGTAGTGCGTCAGTGGAAAATTTCAGTGACGCATGTGTGACGCGCAGTGACGCATTGCTGAAATTCGGTCAATTTGTGGGTGATTCGGAAATCGAGCAAACCCCTTATTTATATAGTGCGTCAGTGGATTTGCTGAATTTTCCTACGGAAAATTTACCTCCAGTGACGCACTTTGTCAAGGCGCAGGTCTTAAAAAGAGTTCGCAAAAGCGAACACTCTCTTTTTTTGAGACGACCAGCAGCTCCACTGTCCCGCCTTCCTTCGCTGGCGCGAAGTCGGGCCAGAGGCGCAGCTTTGCGTCCTAACTCCTGCTGGCAGGGTTATCAGGGTTTACGGGAGCTGGTCCACAATGGTTAAAAAAGCAAAAGCAAAGTCGGATAAGGCTAAAGCGGCGATGGCCAATCGTGGCACGTTTGAGAGCAAGCATACGAACTATGGCAAGCCGATCCACTACAAGGTAGCAGCAGCGGTCGAGCCGTTTAGCTTCGCGTCAGCAGCGGCGGCTAAGGTGTGGGGAGACACGCTGGTTGATTGCGTGCCGCCAGCATACGCGCTGCGTTACCGTGAACTGAGAGGTAATCTGGAAGCCGCAATGGTCGCAGAAGATTACACGCTGTGTGTTGAGCTAGCCACAAGCCTGATTAAAGCGCTCAAGATGATGAACGTGAAGGCGAGGCGGGATGGACATGAGCCGCCAAAGGTTGACGGGCATATAGCCGAGTTTAAGGGGAAGACATACTGCTTCCTCGCCAGCGGCAATCTAGCATCTGTCAGGCGTAAGTATCCAACGTGGGCCGTGTATCATATCAGCGAAGTCTGCGCCGTCATGAGCGTGCGCACAGATGAGATGATGGCAGCTGTGACGAAAGAGTTTGCCGGGGCGAAGGTTGTAGAAGTCCGGGCGTTTGATGATGAGATTAACTTTGAACCAACAGGAGAGTGAGATGACGAAGAATGTACGCACGACCGTGTTAGAGGAAGCCATCGGGCTGATTAACGGGCCAAGACAAGCTCACTATGGGACGCCGCAGGAGAACTTCGGTGCAACGTCGCATATGTGGTCAGCCTATCTGGGCATCAAGGTATCGCCCGGCGACGTGTGCAGGCTTATGTGCTTGCTGAAGCTGGCTAGGCTGCGCAATGGGCCGCATCACGATAGCAGCTGCGATGGCGCTGCATACTTGGCGCTCGGCTGTGAGCTGGATGAGGGTATGCTTGACGTGCCGACAGAGCAGCCTTAACGTAAGCAGCAGGCAGCGCATCCTCCCGCGCTGTCCAACTTGCCCTCGACGGTTTTTGCATCCAGTTTGTCCGTCGGGGGCATTTTTGTGAAAGGTGGGAGAATGTCCTATCGAATTAAGTTGACCTTAGACATAGCGTGCGAGGACAATCAGGCGGCTGAGGATGAGATTGATTGGCTGGCCGATTACGTTAGCGACAGGTTAAATGAAGGCGCAGACATGCAGCGGATCGTGCAAGCAATGGTCGAGGCTCTGGTTGAGCTATCTGACATTAGTGAGCTGATGGGCGCAGAAGGCAACACAATACACTGAGGTGAGCTGTGCGTGAGCGTGAGGGGTGAAGCTCTCTGCGACACTGGTTGGCATCGACGCGCCGGGTGCGCTCGCTTAATTGAACGCTTGTTCAATTACAAGCCCTCAATACTACATGTAGTGTTTGATGGTGCTGGCGCAGTTAACAATAACGCCGAAGCAAGCTAAGTCACTGTAAACATTGATGGCATGACTTTACATATGATGGATTATGGCATTTTTCTGTTAAACGACACCCAAAATAGCCCCCCCGGTCAGCGTTTCAACGGGGGAGTGTGTGTGTAGTTTTCCGCACGCACGCTCGCAAAAAAAATGTTGACCACCTATCTCAAAACAATTAACTGTTAAGCGACACCAGATGGAGGATATGTCAAATGTGCAGTAATTGTGATCGAGATGATGTCATGTCGCGTGGGTTGTGTTCGGCATGTTATATGCGTGCGCGCCGCATTAAGCAGAAAGGTGGCTTAGAGTTTCGCCGCCCGCGTGGTGAGAGTGAAGCTCTAGCGCTGGCTAATAAGCAGCTATGGCAGCATAGGTTTACGAGCAAGATTGATGCGACTGGCGATGGTTGCCACGAGTGGACGGGCGGCAAGACGAAGGGTGGCTACGGTATGTTTAACGCTATGGACCGCTCGATCTTGGCGCACCGCATGGTCTACCGCCTCGCGGGCAATGGTTTTCATGATGTTGTGATGCACACATGCGATAACCCGAGTTGCTGCAACTTGGCCCACCTTCGCGGCGGTAGCTACAAGGACAACACGGCTGACATGGATGCGAAGGGGCGGCGTCGGCTTGGCAGGTCTGACCACTTGCGTGACCGAGCGAGCCACCCTCGCGCTCGCGCAGTATTTACGCCGCTGGGTGAGTTTGCGTCTGCCGCGTTGGCCGCTGACGCGCATGGGCTTGCCGCTGGCACGGTTCAGCGAAAGTGCCGCAATGGTGAGGCTGGGTACGGTTACATTTAGCCCCCCCGGCCCCCTCTTGCCAACCGACGCTCACTCAGAGTAAAATTTAAAAAAACGGGAGTTATCACGATGGCTGGGAAGGCTTTACGCAAAAAGATATTAACGGAGGTCGCCAAGAATGGCGGCGCTGAGTATATATTTGATCGCCTGTCGTCTGGCACTACGCTGACGGCGATGGCCAAGGAGTTTGAGTGCAGTCGGGAATATTTGCGCAACAGTTTGCATACTGTGCCTGAGTACAAGACTGCGATGGACAATGCCAAGTTGACGGCAGCTGACGCGCTGGTTGAGCAGGGCTTGGAGATGGTTGACGCGTTAGATGGCGGCAGCTCAACGCAGGAGATTGCTGCCACGCGCGAGAAGGTGCAGTGGCGCAAGTTTATGGCTGGCTCGTATAATCAGGAGCGTTACGGCAATCGGCCTCAGACCAATGTTACGATTAGCGTGAGCGACATGCACTTGGACGCGCTGCGCAAGGTTAATGCTGACTTGGCGCAGATTGATGCTGAGGACCGCCAGCGAGAGGCGATGGCTATTGACGCGGATTACGAGGATGTCACCGATGAGCAATGATAATCCGCTTGAGGAGTTTGTGCTTCGTTACCGCGATGACCCTGCATTGTTTGTGCAGGAGGTGCTTGGCGCGACTCCGCACGATTATCAGGCTGAGTTTTTGCGGGCTGTTGCAGACGGTGAGCGCAAGGTTAGCATCCGCAGTGGCCACGGCACGGGTAAGTCCACGTCGGCTAGTTGGATTATGCTGTGGTTTGTTTTGCTGCGTTTTCCGAATAAGGTTGTTGTGACAGCGCCGACCAGTGGCCAGCTGTTTGATGCTTTGTTTGCCGAGCTGAAGCGTTGGATTAATGAGTTGCCGCCTCAATTGAAGGTGTTGCTTACGGTTAAGTCTGACCGGGTTGAGCTAAACGCGGCCCCAAGCGAGGCTTTCATTTCGGCTAGGACGAGCCGTGCGGAGACGCCGGAAGCGTTGGCTGGGGTTCACTCGGAGAATGTGCTGTTAGTTGTGGACGAGGCT